GAGCAATTTCGAGAGTGAGATTCTGACTGCCATCGACCACACTCTTATGAGTGGGTTGAACTTATTAAAGATTTCTTGGGACGAGGATACAAAGTCGGTTCGGTTTGATTCCGTTGACCCCGTATTCGCAATCGTTCCTCACTATACGAGGGACGTAAAGAATTGTGATCGTCTTTGTCATGTCATCCAACTCAGCCTGAATCAGTATAAGAGCAACAAGCTCTATAATCAGGACGAGGAATTGATCCGCAAAATCAAGGGCAGGACAGGCGAGGGAACTCGCCTCTCTACTCTCGAGAATACTAAGTTCCGGCGTGAAGGAATCACGGTTGGGGCAGAGGAAGATCAAGTTATTGTTTGGGAAGTTTATGAGAGGGACGAGGAAGGCAAGATTCTTGTCCACACCTTTAGCCCTCTAGCCCCTGAGGATGACATCAGGCCTTCGTTTGAACTTCCCTATAAGCATGGTCAGATGCCATTTGTTCCTTTTGTCATGGAGATTAAGGACAAGGGAGTTTATTCGAGTCGTGGGCTTTGCGAGATCGTGGCTCCTTTTGAGAGCTATATGTGCAAGCTGATGAACGAGAAGGCGGACGCGATGACGCTTTATAATCGCCCTCTCTTCCGTTGTGAGCAGGACATTCCTAATTCAAACAACTTAAAGTTCGGTCCTGCAACAATTCTCCCCGTTGGTGTGTCTCCCGTGACAATGCCGCAACCTCCTATCAGCTTTGACCAAGAGATGATTAACCAACGGATGATTTCTGAATACCTAACCTCTATGCCTGACTTTGGTATGGGGCAACAGCAGGGAATGAAGAACGCTCGTACTGCAACTGAGGTTTCTCAGATTGGTGCTCTTATGGGGCAATCGACTGACCTTCGGGCTAGAATCTTCCGAATCTCGCTAGGTTATGTTTATCGGCAGGCCTACTCGGTTCTTTGTCAGTTCGGCAAGAAATCCCTTTCTTACTATTTCAATCAAGCGTTTGGAACTATTCCTCCGGAAGCCTTGGAGGTTGAATACGCAATTCATCCTTCGGGTTCTGCTGATGGCATCAATAAGGCAGTCCAGTACCAAAAGGCCTTTAGCCGGATGCAACTCCTCTCGGGAAATCCTTATGTAGATCAGCCTGCGTTGGTTCGTTCAGTCCTTGAGATTGATGATCCTGCGTTGGTCAACAAGCTACTTACCGATCCTAATCTGCGTGGTCAGGATGAGAAAGAGGAGCAGGCCAAAGAGAATCTTATTATGGAGAGTGGTTATCCTGTGGCAGTTAAGCCTCAAGACGATCATAAGGCTCATATTGAAGTTCTTCTTGGAAGGATTCAGCTACTCACTCAGCAGGGCGGTGGGTCTCAACAGTCTCAGCAGTTGTATGGTCAACACTTAGAAGCGCATCTTCAAGGCCTAGGCAAGACTGACAAGAATGCCGAAAGGCAGATTCGCGGGATGCTCCGAAAGCAGGCTCAAGCAATGCAGGGGCAGATGCAGGGGCAGGCTCAGGGCCAAGTTCCACAAGGAACGACAACAACCCAATCGGCTCCTCAGGCCGGAGCGGTGTAATAAGCCTTTATAATATATGTTGCACAAACTAAAAACTGTCTTACGCCTGTGGAGAGAACTTGGTGAGGTATCGGTCAACTGGAAGCAGGAGGACAATACCGCAACTAAGTTGTTCTTTGAATCTGCTACCGGAAAGCGGTTCATCACCTGTCTGCGAAATGCGGCAACTCGTAAGGATATAAGCGCAGTTTTCAAAGGCGGCGGATTGTTTGAATCCGGCAAAGCAGTGGGTTTCCGAGAATCAATAGTCTTTATCGAATGGCTAGCTTCTTCGGAAATTGAAGATTTTAACGAGGACTCGGAATCTGAGGTCGTTTCTGATCTCCTCGAAAAACTACGACCTTAAACTTAGCGGGAAGGATACCTGACAAACCATGATAAACGAGGAGAGCAACATCGGAGTCGAGTTGGTTGCGGAACCAGCAGACTCCCTCAAGGCAGAATCGGTGACTGAAGAGATGATTCGTGAGCTTGCGGCGCAAGCTGACGGAGAATCCTACAAGCCGAAAGCGCAATCGCCTGCAATCGCAAAGCAGGACCAAGAGGCCTCAGAAAAACCAAAAACAAACGAGGAAGCTAAGGATTCGTTAGAATCCGCTGACTCAAAAGAAACAGAAGAAGATTCAAAAGCAGAATCGAATGATTCTGAAAAGTCTCTCAACGCTCCCGAATCCTCAAGCGATAAGCCTGAGATTAAGGACGTTAAACGGGTAAAGGAAGAGGCTCGATTGGCTGAAAGCTGGAAAAAGCTGGAAGCTGAAAAGGCCCAAGTCCGAGCAATCCAAGCAGAGTTCCAGAGGAAGATTGAGGAGAGTGAAAAAGCCTCCGATCCGACAAGTCCGGCCAAGCCGGAGGAACTTCGTAAGTTTGCCCGTGAATGGGAGGAAGAGGGTAAGGATGATCTTGCGAAGGCCGCTCGAGTTCAGGCTGACAAGCTGGAACAGAAAATCCGTGTGGATGCGGAACGTGGCGAGCGCAAGGTTAAGGATTTCAACGAAACATGGGGTTCAAGTGTGAACCGCATGATCGCTGAGAATCCTGAACTAAAGGACGAATCATCGGATCTTGGGAAGAGAGTTGTCTCTATCCTCAAGACTGAAGATGCGGAACTTAGGAACCTTATCAATTCAACGGCTAACGGATTCGTCTATGCTACGCAGATTGCGAAAATGCAAAAAGCGGCAGAGGCTTCGGAAGCGTTGAGGACTGAAATTGAATCTTTAAGAAAAGAAAACGGGGACCTTCGGAAAAAGACCTCGCTATCTGCAAGTGGAAGTCAAAAGCCTGCTAAACGGAAATCCTTCGATGAGATGGACTCCCGCCAACAGGAATCCTTCCTCCGCAGTATGGCAGTGGATTCTGATTCTGGTGTTCTCGTAGGAGATTAAAAATCATGGCAACAATGACTCGCGCAAACCCTGCCTCTCTCGGAAGCTATTTTCAGGCTTACTTGAGCAAGCAGTTGGTTGATCGTATTAAAGAAACACTTAAACTAAACGACTACGCACAACAGGTTGACCTGCCCAAGAACATCGGAAGTAATTCCGTTAAGTTCTTCCAGTATGACACAACCCCTGCCTCGTCCAATGTCCAGACCCTAACTGAAGGCACTCCTATTAGTACCTTCCGTGAAGTTGGATTGAATAGCGTCTCTGTCTCGCTGACCCAATATGGTGAAGCGGTGAAGATAAGTGACGTATTATCAATGACTTCCCTCTTTGACGTTCTCAAAGAAGCGGTTGGCGCAATGGGTGAGGAAGCGGCCCTGAAAGCGGATGACCTCTCGAGAGATCAGCTAGTTACTGGAACTGACGTTGGTGGCAATTCCACCACGGTCCGTTTCGGACAAGGCCTCGCAAACTTCAGCACACTTAACAGCACTGCGGCGGCTTCTGCGTTCTTGGATGCAGAGGACCTGATGGATGCGGTGACTGCGCTAAAAGCCAACAAAGCTAACCCTTTGAATGGTCAATATGTCGCGTTGGTTCCGCCTCAGATCAGTCGGGATTTGTTCCGTGACACGGACTTCCTGAACACGGTCTATCGCAATGTGGAAAACAAAGTTGGCTCGCTCCCCGCCGGAACCCTTGGTTCCTTCTACGGTGTGCGTATTGCCGAACACACGAATCCGTTCATCGAAGGCACGACCTCCGGAACGTATAACAGCGCGGGTAGCATCTACTCGACTGTCGTACTCGGCGCGAATGCGTTTGGTGTGGTCAAAATCGCTGGGGATTCGCCCTTCAGCCCTCGTATCATCCTGAACAATCAGGCTGACAAGGCTGATCCTCTGAATCAGACAACCGTGGCAGGATGGAAATCCTTCTATGCCGCTAAGTTGCTGAATGCTAAACGTGCCGTGGTCATCAAGGCCAAGTCTCGTTTCGCCTAAGTTAAATGGACAAAGGACTACTTATATTAGCTAGTCCCGAGGCAAAGGGGGGCCGCTCAGTAATGGGCGGCTCCTCCAAGCCCGAATCCAAAGGCTCCGATTATTCTTCGGAGAAAGAAGATTTGGGAATGTCCTTGGACGTACCTACCGAAAAGCTCCCCGAGGGAACCCAAGAAGGCGATTATGTCGCTCTCAAGGGCAAGGTCTCGAAGCTGGACGACAAAGGCGCAACCATTGAAATCTTTGAGGCCAACCTGACTCCAGATGAAAAACAAGAGGAGATGAGTGAAGGAGATATTCGCTCAATGGCTGAAGAAGCAGACGCAGGCAATTCCTGATTTGATATGCCCATTTATCTCTATGAGAACAAGAATGGGCAAATCGTACAGGAGATGGTCTCTGTCGCAGATAGGGATAAACGGAAGGGGCTCAGACGAGTCCCTTCCGCCCCCTATATATCGCGTAGCGTTCCCGATCCTAGTTCTTCGTCAGAGGGCGCACGAAGGTTTTATCGAGAGTTTGAAGAAAAGGGAAAACTCAAGAACCGGAAATTTTCCAAAAGCCGGATTAAAAAGATTTGGGATTGGAGTTAAACAATATGAGTTCGATTAAAGAATTATGCAGAGATACGAGACAGGGTGGAACCTACGGGGCCACTTACGAGAATGGCACTACTGCCGTCACAGGAAACTTCGGAGCTATTACTGCCCTTGAGAATAGCGTGTTTGCATTACTCACGGCATCGAATTGGGATGGGGATGCAACAACCTCACTTCCCTTGCCTGCCGGAGCAACCATCTACGGGAAGTTCACTGCGTTTACGTTGACGAGTGGAAAAGTAGTTGCGTACAAGGCTTAAAAAATGCCTAGCCTAAAAGAACTCTATAAGCGTCTTAATGACGTAAAGATTGATGCGGATACCATCAATGTTAATACAGACGGACTTGAATCGCTTCTTGCGACAACTCAAGCTGACGTTGCCCTTATAAAAGCTGATATGGCTAATGGTGTTGCAGTGTATAACACATCAACTACTGGATCAACGCCCACCACTTTCACTAGCACTACTTACGCAACTATTTCTGCGAGCAACGCAAACAGGAAAGGGCTCACCATATTTTCGGAGGGGGCGGGATTGTTATATATAACCCTTGGTACATCCACTACATCCACGACCTCATATACAGCTAGACTTTCAGCTGGAGATTATTACGAAGTGCCATTTGAATATACTGGTTTAGTTGGAGGCATCTTTGCTACAGCAGGAACAGCTAGAGTTACAGTATTGAGCTAGAGGTAGATCATGCCTCTGTATTCCGCAACTTGCCCCTTGCCTAAAAATCAAATGTTGCGGAGGCATCAAGTCTCGGCTCCATTTTCTCCTACAAATATAGCTGGCCTTGCACTCTGGCTCAAGGCCGATGCAGGGGTTACTACAGACTCAGCCGAAGTTGTTACACAAATAGTTTTAAGCGGAGGGTGGGGTTCATATGATTTAACAGAACCAACACCTATTTTCATATCAGCAGATGGAACATATACTAGGGCTGGAACAAGTTGGTATCAGACATTTTATCGTGGAAATACTGGTAGTTATATTTGGTACTCAGAGAATGATTTGCAATGGTATCTCTTCTTAGTAGGTGATTTCAATGATGGGAATAATATTTTTTATAACAGCGGAGTAGGTGGATACACAACAAGAAGGGGTGGAAATTGGGATTATCAGTACAACAGTGTTGTTATGGGTTCCCCAGCAACCAGCACATCAACAAGCATAGGAACTGGTGTTGATGCTTGGGTAGATCAAAGTCGTCCAAATGGATATATTTTCGTACCAGATTATGTCAGTAAGGACATAACTCTTTCATCTTCAGTTGCAGGGCTTAATAATAAACCAGCCATATCATTTCAAGCTCTTAACGATGCTGGAGATGTTGGTCTTTTTAACAGCAATGTTTTTACAGGAAAATCAGTATTCCTAGTTTATATCTTAAATAGCGTTGATAACTTCACATACTCTGTTCCCTACGAAAATAGCGGGATAAATAATTACACTTCATACAATGAAGGAAATAGGTATTTTGGAGGATATTTTAATGAGTTCGTTGACGCAAATAATCCAAGCACAATAGGTAGTAAATATCTAAGAACAACAATAACAGAAGATGGGACATCTATCAATTACTACACAAATGGTTCGAGTGACGGCAACCCAACTGGTGATGGTTTTTACACAAGATCAGAAGTTGTTATAGGAAACGGAGGGGCAAGATGGGCTGGCGGGGATCCGTCAATTAACCAACCCTTTCAAGGGTATTTAGCAGAGGTTGTGGTGTATGACGTTGCGTTGACTACCCCTCAACGCCAGCAAGTCGAAGCATACCTAAACACTAAGTACGCAATCTACTAAAAGGGTCAAATGAAAGTAACTCTCGAATTTTCCTTACTCATGTGGGGGATCGGGTCAAAGCATAGATAAGGTATTGACAGATCGTAGGCAGTAG